GTAATTAATTTAACATCTCTTACCCCATAATCTATTAATTCTTGGTGTATCATCTCTGCTTGTGTTTTACTATCACAACAACATAAGAACTTTTTTTCTAAACGTAATTTATCGCAAAAATCATTGTAGCTGAATAATTCTTGAGATTTAACATTTTTATTGTGTAAAAATTCATTTTGAATATATATTTTATTTTTATCAACTAATTTTAAAAATGATAATGAAATATCGTTAATATCAGCATCGGTACAAATAATCTTTTTACAATTATTTAATAACTTTAATAAACCATTAAAAACAGATATACGTTTATTATTTAATGTATCCGCACAAATTAAATACTCAATCATTGAATTAAATTCATCTAAATAAATTACATATTTTTTATATTCCCAATTAGACCAATTAGCAACACGTAAAATACTATCAATTGTAATCACATAATTATCATTACTTTTTAATTTACCATCAATAATATTATATAAACCACAATCAATACTATTTTTTGAAAATGTCATATATTGTTCTTGTGCTAATGAAACCCTTGAAACAATTGATATAAATTTAGTTTTTTCTTGTTTTAAAAAGTATTTAGTAAAACTTGTTGTTTTACCAGTTCCAGTATCAGATTTCATAATTAAACAATCATAGTTCTTTTTGTCTAAAAAGTTTGAATAGTTTTCATCTGTTAATTTAGCTTGATTAATTATTACATCTGGTTTTGTTGTATGTACATCATAATCAATATACATATAATATTCAAGCATTGTTCTAGCATTTCTAACTTTTGTATTTAATAATAAATTAGATAAACAATTATATTGCTTATGTCTTTTGATATTATCCCAATGTGTATTCATCCAATCTATACGTTCTTTATCAGTTTTATCACAATTTGATGGTTTAATTTTAGGGTATTTTTCCCATAAGTCTTTACGGTTTATTTGCTTCATAGCGGTTGTAAAAATTAACCAGCCTTGATAAGTATTAAAGTATTTTTCCGGTAATCCTTCAATAATTTCTATTAATGATTCATCACTGAAATTATATGTAAATTTATCTAAATGGTAATAACCTTCATCTTCTATTATTTCTTCATCTTTGTTTTCAGATTTTTTAATTTCTTTTCTTTTTTTCTTTGTTTTTTTTTTCGGTTTATTTTTATTTAAAATAACATTTAATAAATAATCTTTTAAATTATCTGGTAAATGCTTAAAATGTGTATCTTTAATAATTTCATATTTATTACCATTAATGATACTATTTGGTGCTACAACATAACCGCCATCAGTTCGTGTATCTACTTTGTGTTCGTCATTTGCTGTTTGTCCTATTGCTTCATCATATTTAAAATATAAATGAAGACCACCGCTTGGGGTTTTAACTGTGAATGTATCAAAATCTTCAATATAATTTTTACCAAAGGTTTTGATAAATGAAGAATCATCTAAATTAAATATTGATTCACCTTTAGAATAGAAGTCTAAATCTACAACAAGAATATTATTTATTTTACCAGTTGGTACACCTAAATTACATTTTTGTTTTTTTGAATCAAACTCATATATGTTTGTTTTAAACTGGCTTTTTTTATCTTTCCAAGGTATTTTCGGTAAAGGATTTTTAGAGTTTTGAATTAATTTAATTGTAGTTATATCTTCCATATATCTATTATTATATTTTTTCTTCATCTTTTTTTCTTGATTTCTCATTTTTTCCATTTTCATTATATATTATACTAATATTTTTTTTATATACTTTTTGAATAAATAAAAAATAAAAATCATTTTTTAATTTTCATTATGAATAAATAAAAATATATCATTACACCGTTTTTGTTTTTTTATATATAAATGAAAATCATAAAATGGTGTAATAAAAAATTAGAAAAATTAAATTACTAGAACTTTTTTTATTTTTTTTTACAAAAATTTTTTATCTATAAATAAAATATAAAATGTCTTATTGGAGAAATGAAGAACAAACACAAATTAATCAGTTTCAGACTTCTATAAGTTCTGTTAATGGTCTATCATATAGTCCCGGACAAAGAATTGATTTTGAAATTCCTAGTAATGTAAAATATATCGATGGTAAAAATTGTTACATTAATTTTGATGTAAAATTATCATTACCTAGTGGAGGAAATCCAACTAAACTGGTGTTAGATCCGGTATTAGGTGGAAATTGTTTAATCAAAAATTTACGTATATATTCAAATCCATCTGGATCTGGCGGCGCACGTGTATTATTAGAAGAAATAGTAGATTACAATACTAAACTAAGAATGGAATATGATTACAATTCAGATGATTCAATACGTGGTCTTCGTGCTGTCAAAGAAGGTGCCTTATCTGCGAACCCAGAAAATAGATGTACTCTTGGTTGCACGGTTTCTAATTGTGTAGATACTAATACAAACCCTTATTTTAAGACAGTTGAAGGAGCCCAAGCATCTACGGATACGTGGGATAATGACTCGTACTTAAGTGCTAAATGTTGTATCAATTTACATTCTGGCATTTTTACAAAATCTAATCAGATTTTTCCTTGCCTTCTAACTGGGGGTTTATATATAGAAATTGACACTGAGGAAGCAAAATATTGCGTTCATCAATTAGATAGTGCTATTAGAACACGTCGTGCTTATCATAACCCAGTATTTCACGGTATTGATGCTGGGGGTGGAGATTGGACGGCGGACGGAACTACTGCAACAACAGAAGTATTTTTCACTACTGATAATAATATTACTAGTGTTAAAAATCTTCCATTTTGTATTGGTGAACGTATAGCATTTTGTAATGGTTCTAATGTTTCGCAAAATGCTTGGTTATCTAATGCGTCGGCTGGAGCTTCAACTACCGCCATTAATCCGGTTATTGATAGTATTGATCTTGAAGGCGGATTCGTTAAAGTCGGGTTCTCGGGAAGTGTTTATAATGGTTCGGCTGCTAATGCATTTGGTGTAGATATAGTTCAAGATGAATTCATAGCATATTCTGCCGCCATTGACACGGCAAATAGTATAGCATCTTCCACATTGACCACTACAAGTTCTTATGATGCTTCTTATACTATTTCTAATGTTGAATTTGTATTACAGCAAGTTGAACTATCACCACAAGATGAAAATAAAATGTTAAGTAATATTAGACAAGGTGGAATGATTGAATTCGATATTTTAAGTTGTACTAATTATAAACATTCACTATTAAAAGAAAATAGACAAGCAACGGTAAATCTCCCACTTAACAACTCAAAGGCAAAAACTCTCGGGGTGGTAGCAACAGACGCAACAGTATACACATCAGCACAGACTATCGGGGCGATTGGAACCTACGTTCAAGAAGAGGATGTAGATTATGATACATACGCACAAGATACACTTTTAAGAAGTAATAGCACTAAATTGACTGGATGTATAGACCACTTATCAACGTTCCAAATGCTCATAGCCGATAAATTAACCCCATCGAGGCCGGTGAATGTTTCAAGAATTAATCTTGGACGTAGTATCTCAGCACAGCAACTGACGGAACTTGACAAATTTTTGAATCAATCCAGAATCGTCCCTCGGTCATTCCAAGAATACAACAGAAATTTTGTAATTCCTAGAAGTTATGTTCTACAAGATGGTGTAATGGATCTAAGAAATATGACAAATCAGTTACAATTAGTATACAATGAAACCACCGCACCAACAGTAAATAAAATGTTAATGTGTTTCGTTTACCACATAAGAACCATTCAAATTTCGGGGGCTTCAATTAATGTTGTGTTGTAATTCTAATAAATCAAAAGCTAAGCATTCCATTTTTAATTTTGGTTTAAAAAACTTTTTAGAAAAAAGTTTAATCAAAAAACATAATAGTAAAAATATTATTAAATAATAATACATTTTTATATATTCAATTATTTTTTTATATTTTTAATATTAAATTATTTTCTTTTAATAATTTATAAATATGTCTTCTAAATTCCTAGAAATTAGACCCAATAATGTGCCATCGGCTCGGAATGGTGGAATTAGTCATCGTAATGGTTTACCAGTGATTAGCTTTACTATCGGTTCCCAAAATGCTTTACTTGATATGTCAAGCATTCGTCTTGTTGGTGAAATGAACTTCTGGATTAATTCGGAAGGAAGCACAAGACCAACAAATGGTAATGCTTCTTCACTTACTGCTTCACACAAATTAGGTGTATATGGTGCGATAGAACAATTAACGTGGAGAAACTCTAAGACAAAGCAAATCACGGAGTCAATACGTTCTTATGGACGTTTCATGTCTTCATTCCTTCCGGTTATGAGTTCGAAGGAGGATGCCATAGGGCATTTATCGGAAACCGCATTAGTTTACAATTCTGGTGATAGTTTCAAAGTAAATGTTATTCGTTCCACTGTTGCCAATTCCTTTTCTATTCCATTGCCTTGCGGAATGACCTTAGGCGGTGAACCATTAGAATTATTTGAAAATTCCTTTGGGGGTGTTGAGTGTGAAATATCCTTGGTACCGGATTCTCAGTTTTTTTATTCTGATGATGCCGATACTACACGTTCTTACATTCAGAACGCTTTTTATGAATTCACGAACCTTAAAATTGTATGCGAAGTTCACATTCCACCACCAGACCAGTTGTCACAGATGATGGCAAGAACTGAAGGAACTTACACATTTAATAGTATTGTTTCGCTTTATTCTACTATTCAGTCTTCCAATGCTATTATTTCATACAATCTTGGTTTATCTAATGTTATTAGTGCTTTTATTAATTTTGTTCCATCTTCATTTATTAATAACTTGGCACAAGATGGTTATTTAACCTATTACCCAAGTTTTAAAACTGCGGGGACTATAGGATCGGTAGACCAAGTAATTTTCCTCAAAAATGGTGAACGCCACCCATACAACTTTGACATCAACGCAAACACGAAAAATCAAAGCGGTGTAACTATTTCAGACCCACAGATACAGAAAACATTTTTAAGTTCTATTATGCCAGAAAGCGACCACGTAAGAAGTAATGTCAGCCCAGCAACTAGTAATCGTAATTATACGGTTTCTAGTGGTAATAATTCGTATGGTAATATGCCAAACATGGGACCAACTGTAGGTGTCGGTGTGTTATATGATATGTTAGATTCTAGCGGTGAAAACTTCAAAAACGAACAATTCGGTGTCCAAATGATTACTACGGTTACAGATGCCAACCCTACTAGTGCTTATCTATTTGTTAAGTCTCGCCAGACTATGCTATTTAACGCACAAGGTATTCAGATAATCCAGTAAACTTTTTAGAAAAAGAACTTACAAAAAAAAATTTATTTTTATTCAAAAAAAAAATTAAATAAAAAAATAATAAAAAAAAATATTATATAGTTATATAAAATGGAGAAACAAGATATGCCATCCCAAGAAACAATGGACGTTCCAGATGATGTCCCAAATCTAATTGAAGTCGGAGAAATTCCCGCTAATTATGCTATGCGGGTTGAAACTGATATTTTAGAACCCGTCGTAAGTTCTGACACTTTCGCACGATTTACCCTTCAACGAAAAGGTTTTTTATCGTCTATGAGCAAGCTCACTTTTTCATTAATTCCAAACGCTACTAATAATGAAGCCTTTGTGCCATTAGGAATTGGTATTTTTTCGTGTATCAAAAACGCCACTTTAAAAATAGGTCAGACCACTGTTTGTGAAACCCAATGTGTAAATTTACTGGCTGCTTATCAGTCATTATTTACCACTAACGAAAGTAATAAAGAACGCGAACAGTTCGTAAATGGTCGTTGTATATCTCACGAATCTATTTTTAATACTGATTCTGATTCAAAAGCCGCTACATTTGGTTTATCTAATGGTAAATCATACAATGGCGATAATTTAGATGTATTAAATTATGCTAAAATGGACGGAGCCAGACCGAAAGAATCACCTATTTACTCGCTTTTCCTTTCGGACCTTTTCCCATTTTTGAAACATAATCAGTTACCCGCATATATGTTTGGAGTAGACCAAGAAATACATGTAGAACTTACTTTCTCAAATAGCACTGTTCAACGTGTATGTATTGCCGATGGTGAAACTACATCATTATCTTATTTAATTGATACTACCGAACTTAAAATGATTTATGACACGATTTACTATGATGGCGATGTAATGCAGAGATACGCGCAGCAGAACGCTGGCGGTATTTCCTTTTCGTATGTAGATTATCGTTTATCCACTTTTACCGGTGACCAAGCAGCATTCAGTGACCAAGTATTCCAAGTTGGTGGAAATGGTCGTCTTGTAAATAAAGTTATTATCGGTGTAGTAAATTCTACACGTGGTAATGATGAATCTATATTAAATGGTTACGTATCCAATGCCCCCAGTGCTGGAAGCAAATTAACACTCAATCTACGATACAATGATAGATTTGTATTTAGTATTGATAGGGATAACCCCGCTTTACTTTTCCACACTGTCAAAGAAACAGAAGGTATGGTACCGTTTGTCATGCGTGGTGAATATTCAAATGAAGGTGTAGCAATGATTACCACTAAGACATTAGAAGGACACGAGCAAAAAACCAATATAGAAAGTGCTTTTAACTGGACTTCTATTAGACTAAATCGTGAAGAAAGAGTGAATAACAAAGGAATTGAACTAACATACAAAAATACATTACCCGGTGGAAATTACACGCTATATGTATGGACTGAATTGAGA